ACCGCCCAGACAAAATGATTTTCTACATCTTTTTCTTTCATGTCAAGAAGTTTAGCACAAAAAATTATGCTACACTGAACGCCTCATCAACTAAAGGACGTTAAATGCAACATTCCAGTATCGTCGGCGGCTCGACCGCCAAGCGCGTAATCAACTGCCCTGGCTCTGTGGCCTTGGTGGCCAAGATGCCGCCCAAGCCTTCCAGCAAATTCGCAGACGAGGGCACACTGCTGCACAACGTGATAGCCGAGATCATCATGTCGGACAACCCGCCCGAGCATTATCTTGGCCACAAGTACGAAGCGCAGGTGCTGACCCAAGAACTGATCGACTACAAACTCAAGCCAGCACTGGCCGCGCTTGACGAGATCGACCCCAACAAGGAGATGGAAATTGAAGCCGAAACAAGCGTTAACTTTGGTGACTTGCTCCCTGGCGTATTTGGCTCGACTGACCTTATTGGTCGCATGGGCACTCGCGCTGTTGTTCTCGATTGGAAGTTTGGCGACGGTGTTGCTGTGGATGTCGAGGAGAACCCGCAACTGATGTTTTACGCTGCGGCTGCCATGCGCACCCCCGCGTCTGCATGGGCTTTTGAGGGCGTCACCGAGATTGAAATGGTGATCGTGCAGCCGCCCGCCGTAAAGCGTTGGATGACAACCCCCAAGCGCATCGCTGAGTTTGAGTTGCAGTTGGTGCAGGCCGTCAAGGCGTCCGAAAAACCCGACGCGGTTCTGCGCTCTGGCGAACACTGCCGCTGGTGCGCAGCCAAGCCGGTGTGCCCACAGATGACCGGCGCAGTTGACCGCGCATTGAAGACGATCATCGACAACCTCGACCCACCGACCATTGCGACCTACCTCAAGAATGCTGATATGCTGGAGCAGTGGATCACTGACCTGCGCGCCTTGGCGCTCCAATTGCTGGAGTCTGGCGCCAAACTACCTGACTACAAACTGGTCGCCAAGCGAGCGATCCGTTCATGGACTAGCGAGGACAAGGCCAAGGTCGCCTTGTTTGCGTTTGGTCTCACCGAATCTGAAGTGTTGGAGACGTCCGTGATCTCTCCGGCCAAGGCTGAGAAGGCGCTCAAAAAGCGCAAGCAAGCCCTGCCGGACGATCTGGTCGTCGCCATCAGTTCAGGTAACACCTTGGCCAGCGTGGATGATCCACGCCCCGAGGTGATGCTCCTGGGTAAGCAATTAACCGCTGCCCTTTCTAAACTCAACTAAGGACTATCATGTCAAATCTAGTAGCGTTCTCCCAAGCGGGCTTGCCCGCAGTTTCCACCCTCGCAACTTCCTTGCGTGCAATTCAATCCGATGTCGGCGGCAGCGGCACGGTCATCCTGAAAATGGACAAGACCGGCCACTGGGTGTTTGGTGCAGACCAAACCGAAGTCGAAGACGACAGCACCTGGGCGGTCAACCCCTTCTCGTTTGTCCACGGCTTCATCGCCTGGGGAGACGGCGAGGTGTTGGGCGAGAAAATGGTGCCCGTGTCCCAGCCCCTGCCGGAGTTGGACGGTGCGCCCCCAGCCGCCAAGAAGGGCTGGGAAACACAGGTAGGCATGAGCCTGAAATGCCTTACCGGCGAAGACAAGGGCATGGAAGCGCGCTTCACAACCACCTCGGTGGGCGGGAAGAAAGCGGTTCAAGCCTTGGCCGTCGCCTTGGCAGATCAGGTCGAGAAAGACCAAAGCAAGCCCGTGCCGGTGGTGTCCCTCAAAAAGGAACACTATCAGCACAAATCGTATGGCCGGATTTTCACGCCGGTCTTCGAGGTAGTGCAGTGGCTTTCATTGGACGGCAATGCCGAGCCGAAGAAGGTTGAAGAAGCCCCCGCAGTGGGCCGTCGTCGTCGCGCAGCGGCCTGATGACTCTCTGGGTTGACTTTGAGACCCGTAGCGCCTGCGACCTGACGGTCGCGGGCGTTTACAACTACGCCCAGCACCCGAGTACCGAAGTGCTGTGTATGTCGTATGCCTTTGGCGACGAAGACGTGCAGTCGTGGCTGCCCGACCGTCAATTATTTCCCGCGCAAGTGCGTAAACATAAGGGTTTGATCTACGCCCACAACGCCGCATTTGAGCGCTTAATTTTTTGGTACATCTTGCAACTTGATTTTAAGTTGGAGCAGTTCGTCTGCACCGCAGCGCAGGCCCGCGCCAATTGCGCGCCTGGCTCGCTGGAGGACGTGGGACGCTTTGCTGGCGCGTCCATGAAGAAAGACCACCGTGGCGCCCAACTGATCCGCAAGATGTCGATCCCGCCCTACGAGGAGTCGCCTGAGTTGACCGCCGAGATGGTGGCCTACTGCGAGCAGGACGTGCGCGCCATGCGGGCATTCAGCAAGGCCATGCGGCCATTGTCAGCGCAGGAGTTGCACGACTATCACGTCAACGAGCGCATCAACGATCGTGGCGTGCTGGTGGACGTGCCTTTGTGCCAGGCTGCCGTCAAGTACGCCAGCGAGGAGTTGGCCGAGATTCAAGAGATCGTCGCCGAGGTCACCGAAGGCGCCATCACCAGCGTGCGCTCCCCCAAGATGCGCGAGTGGGTGCTGGAGCGCGTCGGGCCGGAGGCCAAGAAGCTGATGAAGAAGGACGACAAGTATTCCATAGACAAAACCGTCAGAGCAAACTTGCTGCTGATGGACAACCCTGACGAGGTTCCCCATGACGTTCAAGAAGTTATCCAGTGCGCCGACGACCTATGGGCGTCGTCGGTTGCGAAGTTCAGCCGCCTTGCGGGTCTGGCAGATGAAGAAGACAGCAGAGTCCGAGGCGCGTTTGTGTTTGCAGGCGGCAGCGCTACTGGACGCGCTTCGTCTTATGGGGCACAAGTCCATAACTTTACCCGCAAGTGCGCTCAAGAACCCGAAGCCGTACGAAATAGTATGGTTCGAGGACACGCAATCGTCCCCAAATATGGAAAACGCGTCACCGACGTCCTTAGAGGAATGCTCCGACCGGCCCTTATACCTAGTAAGGGTAAATACCTAGTCGTGGCTGACTGGTCGGCCATTGAGGCTAGGGTAAACCCTTGGTTGTCTGGCAGGGGCGACGAGAAACTGGCCCTGTTCGCGTCCGGCGAGGATGTGTACAAGGTCAACGCTGCTGCGACGTTTGGGGTGTCTGTGTCTCACGTCACCAAAGACCAGCGCCAGATCGGCAAGGTGCAGGAGTTGGCCTGCGGCTTCGCGGGCGGCGTGGGCGCCTTCGCTGCGATGGGCCGCGCCTACGGCATCCTGCTGCCCGAGTCGGACGCCCGGCGCATGGTAGACGCATGGCGTAGGGCAAACCCTTGGTCGGTGCCCTACTGGCAAGACCTAGAATCTGCCTACACCCGAGCGATGCGTAACAAGGGCAAAGAGTTCAGCGCCGGTCGGGTGACCTATATGTTTGACGGCCTGCACCTGTGGTACATCCTGCCATCGGGTCGCGTCCTTTGCTACCCCTACGCACGACTGGAAACCGAAGGTGTGACCTACGCCAAAGCCGCTTGGAAACCCGCCGCTGACGCCAAGGAGTGGCCACGCGCCCGTCTGTGGAAAGGGCTGGCCTGCGAGAACATCACCCAAGCCGTGGCCAATGACCTGCTGCGCCATTCGCTGCGCCAGCTTGACGACGTGGTGCTGCACGTCCACGACGAGATCGTGATCGAAACCAGCACACCCAACCCCGACGCCCTGCGCTCGGTCATGTGTACCCCGCCCGACTGGGCCAAGGGTTTACCCCTAGACGCCGAAGTCTCAATCATGGAAAGGTATGGAAAATGAGTTTCTTGAAATACTTGGAAAACATTGCGCCCGAGGGCGAGGTCATTTTGTTCGTGCGCCAAAAGCCCATACTGGCCGAGGGCGAGTTGCAATACCATGCGGACGGCGCCATCAAATGCACGTGGCCGGCCTACCTGCCCAAGAGATGGAAGCCCGATCAGGCGTGGTACGCCAATACCGGCTGCTTCATCATTGACCGATTCGACCAAGGCCGTGCCTCTGCCCGTGCTGACAACTGCGAGCGGGTCGCCTTCCTCGTGCTGGACGACGTGGGCACCAAGGCCAAAGAGCCGCCCATCGCCCCGACGTGGATCATGGAGACCAGTCCCAACAATTACCAGTACGGCTACACCTTCGCGCTGGACGACCAACCGATGAAGGCCGACTTCAGCGCCGCCATCGTGGCCATCGCCGAGGCGGGTTACACCGACGGCGGGGCCATCAACCCCGTGCGCAACTTTCGACTGCCCGGCTCGGTCAACCTCAAACCAGGCCGCGAGGACTTTGCTTCCCGCCTTGTTCAGTTTAACCCCGAGCGTGAGTTCGCCCTGCCCCAGATATGCGAGGCGCTGGGCGTGACGCCCAACCCTGCCGACACCGCCATAGTGCGCCCCATACGCCTCACAGACGACGGCGGCGACGATGTGCTGGCGTGGGCTGCTGCGCGTGGCGACCTGCTGGAGAAGGGCAACTCAAGCGGTTGGTGGGGCGTGGTCTGCCCCAATCATGGCGAGCATTCAGACGGCAACCCGATGGGCCGTTACAACCCAGTGAGCCGCGCCTACTGCTGCCTGCACGAGCATTGCTCCGAGTTGGATAGCGTGGCCTACTTGGCGTGGGTCGAGGAACAGGGTGGGCCTAAGCGCGCCCACGGCTTGCGCGATGAGTTGCTGGCCGCCGTGATGGAGAACACCTTGTCCAAGCTGGCCCCCACGCCCGAGTACCCCGACGAGGCCGCTGCGGTCATTGCCGAGGTGGAGCGGCGCGAGTTGGGCCGCGTGGAGATGAGCGGGTGGTTCGAGCGGTTTGCGTACATCCAAGACGACGACTCTTATTTTGATATGCAAGACCGCCGCGAACTGATGCGCAAGACTTTCAACGCCATGTTTAGGCACATCGACTGCCGGTCGCGCCACGGCAAGCATGGTAGGGTCGAGGCGTCTTTTGCTTTTGACGAACACCGCCAGGACAAAGGCGCCCGCGCTTTGGTCGGCATCACTTACGCGGCGGGTGAGACTGTGCTAGTGTCGCGTGAGGGGCTGGTCTACGGCAACCGCTGGCGCGATGCCCGCCCGGCGCCCGTGGCCGGTGACGCATCGCCATGGCTGCGCCATGTTGAGCGCATGGTCCCGATTGACTTCGAACGCGAACACCTTTTGAACGTCTTGGCCCATAAAGTGCAGTTCCCCAGCCACAAGATCAACCATGCCGTCTTAATGGGCGGCAACCACGGCTCGGGCAAAGACACCCTCTTTGCGCCGTTCTTTTGGGCCATAGGCGGCAAGGCCAAACTCAATTGCTCGCTGGTCAAGAACGAGGACCTCACGAGCCAATGGGGCTATGCGCTCGAGTGCGAAGTAATGGAAATTCAAGAACTGCGCCAGCCAGAGGCCAAGGACCGGCGCGCATTGGAGAACATCCTAAAGCCCATCATCGCTGCGCCCCCTGAATTGCTGACAGTCAATCGCAAGGGCCTGCACCCATATCAGGCGCTCAACCGCGTGTTTGTGGTCGCGTTCTCCAATGAGCGCGTGGCCATATCCCTGCCCTCAGAGGATCGCCGCTGGTTCGTCTTATGGTCAGAGGCCACCAAAATGCCAGAAGCAGACGCGCTCAGAATGTGGAACTGGTACACGATGCGGAGCGGGTTCGAGGCGGTCGCCCATTACCTGCACACCAGAGACGTGTCGGCTTTCAACCCTAACGCTACGCCCCCGTTCACAGAGGCCAAGGCCATCATGGTCGAGCATGGGATGAGCGGAGCAGAATCGTTCCTGGTTAACCTGATCCGCTCCAGGTCGCGCGCCTTTAGCGCTGGCGTGGTCGGCGCGCCCTTCTACGCGCTGTGTGATGAATTGCAGTTATACGCCCCCCAAGGCGTGCGCATTGTGCCTGCCGCGCTGCTGCACGCGCTCAAAGAAGCAGGTTGGCATGATATGGGGCGCCTGGCGTCGCGCGAGTATCAGACCAAAAAGCACATATTTTGCGCGCCTGAATTGGCCCATAGCACGCGCTCAGAACTGCGCAGGGCCATAGAAAAAGCCCCCGAAGGGGCTTAATCAAGGTCTAGCAAAATCGCCAGGATCGCGGCCAGGATGGCCGCCAGGATTATGAGCACAAAGCCCGCGTCGCATCGTCGCGGGTTTTCTCGTTGTCGTCAGTCAATAGCGCGGCCAGTACGTCCTCCAAACACTCAACCTGCGCTTTTAGGTCGTCAATTTGGCGCAGTAGGTCGGCGGTTTGCGTGTCGCCGGTAATGTAGGCTTGGGCTTCAGTAATCATAAGTACCTCACTAGTAAAACGGCCAGAATCAGGCCAATTGAGACGGCCAGCACTGCGCTAGCGATGGGGCGCGCCGGTGGCGCCGGTTTATAGTGTTGGCGCGTCATGCTTCCACCTCCACGCTATCGGTGCCCTGGGGCACGCTCACGCGATCGCTCAAATTCTCATAAAACCCGGTCAAACTGCAATCATTACCATAAGGCGCGCCGGTATGCTTAGAACGATTATGCCATCCGCTATTGAGCGCATAGTACTGACTCACGTACTCCGCAGGGCTCATTGTTTCCCCATAGGCCGGAAATAAACGCTTTTCGGCGCCCCGGCTTTTGACCGGCTTATGCTTACCCGTGATTTTGCTGGCCAGGGTTTGCACTTCTAGCACGCGCTCCAGGGTTGTCAGTTTATAGGTGGTGGATTTAATTTTTAGGGTTTGCATAGCGATTCTCCAGGGTTATAGCGCGCGCCAGCTGGCGTGCATCATGGGTCAATTTATCGGCCATCATGGCCCGGTCGATTTGTTCCGGCGTGGGCTGCACTGGCGCCGGTGGCGCCGGTGGTGGCGCATAGGGGCGCAGTATTTCAGCGAATAGCGGGTGCATCATAGGCCGCTCACCCGGTAACATTGGCCATCGCTGCGCTGCACATCAATGGTGCCAGCGCGGCGCACGGCCAGGATTAGCACGCGCTCGAGGCGCCCATATAAGCTAATGTGAATATATTGTCCAATTTTCATAGGTTTACTTTCGTTTACTGTAGCGGCCAGGATTAGCCCTTAAGCGGCCGCGATGGCCGCTTAAAGATAACCCTACGCTGCCAGGCGCAGATTGATCACGCGATGGCGCGAGCCATGCGCAGGGAATGCCACAATGGCCGCCCGCTGACGCTGGCACAGCTGGCACGTCGCGCAGCTGACGTCGTCGCGTTGTGTGGCCGGGCAGATAACGACCGGCCGGCCGCTTGGCGTCGTTGTATTGGCCGTCGTCGTTGACGGCACCACCACTACCACCGGACCGGCATTTTGATCGGCCAAATAATCGGCATCGGCCAAATCATTAGCGCTCAAATTTACAGTAAAGCCCCAAGCATTAGCGTGCCGTATCCATGCGATGCTGGCCGCGTCGCGATGGTGCGAATAAGTAAAGCCCCGGCGGCCAGCATTGGCCGCGACCAGTTGGCCAAGCTTCACGGCATCGATCGTTCCGTCTACTTGGGGCAAATCGCCTGCCTGGTTGTGGCGCCACAGCTGGCCATCGGGCAGCGCTGCGATCGCTTGGGTGAATTGGCCCCACGACGTGCCGCGCGTGCCTGCGCTGACAGCGCGCCAATGCATGGCCAATGGCCCGCTGGCCGCGTAGCATTCTGCGCGCATGGCGCAGTCTGCCGGGCACGATGCAGCGTCTGTAGTAGATACTGGAATTGGCCCGGTTTTGACATTGGCCGATTTGGGGGATAAATGTACTTGCATGATTTGCCTTTTTACTGTAGTGGATTGAATTAGCGGCCAGGCTTGGCGCCTGGCCGGGTTTGAATTATGCAATGAATTCGCGATTGTTAACTACGCCATGCGCCAGTGCAATGGCCATGATTTCATTTTGCGATTTGCTGGTGCGCGCGGCGCGATATAGCGCAGACAATGCGCGCGCTAAGTAATCGGGGCCAAGCCCGGCGGCGCTGTAGCGGATCGCTGTGCTGATTTCGCGATTTTCAGATTTAGTCATTTTGATTTGCCTTTACTTTATTGCATGGCGATGGTGCCATGCGTGGTAGTGTAAGGGATTTCTTTGCATTGTCAATGGTGTCAATTTATAGAATTGTATGCATTGGTTATTTTTGTGGGTGGTGTAGGTGGTGGTGTAGGTAGCTTGTTGGCGCGCCTGCATTGTGCTGCGCGCCCCTCAAAATGTAGCTTGTTGGCTATATTGGCTATTTGTTTATATATGCTTAGAAATTAATTGTATATTTCATAATGTGAAATGTATGTGTTTAGCTGGAGCGATTTAAATTGGCCGTCAAAACCGCCTACATTGCCTACATCGCCGCCAACCCCATGCTTCACGCATAAATCCGCGCGCTGCGCTGGCGCATAGTGTTGGCCATGTTGGCTATTTGATTGTGATGGCCAACATGACCAACACGACCAACGACCGACCGGCGGTCGACCACCAGCCCCAAACCTGCGCATCGATGGCGTTGGCATAGCCAACATAGCCAACACCTACCAGCCCGCTAGTCCTTGCCATTTTGATTAGGATTCCTGCTTGGGGGTGGGGGTAGGGCCGAGCGGAAAGGCCAACGTTGACGGAGGGCTCACAGCCAAAATTTTTTTTGGTATAAACTCACGGCACACGCCACCAGGCGAAGGAGAACAGATGTTCAAGTCACTGCCGCTTACAATTCGCCATGTCGAGGCTACTGAGTCGCGTTTGCAAGCAATTTACGACGCCGCCAAGCTGGGGCTCAAAGGCGACACGCTGGCCCTTGCTTCTGGTATGCGGCCTGAAGAGTACCGCCATTTGTGCCAATTTGACCCACTGGCCGAAATGGCCGCGATCAAAGGCAAAGCGGACGGCGAGCGCGAGATGGCGCAGATATTGCATAAGGCCGCCCAAGAAGGCGACGCCAAAGCAGCGCTCGAAATTCTCAAACACCAACACGGCTGGGTGGCCAAGCAGTCCATCTCGGTGGACATCGACCAGCGCATTTCTATCACCCAAGCGCTTCAAGAAGCCGAGTTGCGCGTAATTGAGGTTGTCGATGCAGTCCACCAAATACAGCGCTGAAGACGAACAAGAACTGATGGCGCGTCTGTGGACGTCGCGCATCAAGGACAGCCCACTGAACTTCGTGATGCTGGTGTTCCCGTGGGGCGTCAAGGGCACGCCGCTGGAACACTTCAAGGGGCCGCGCAAGTGGCAGCGCGAGGTGCTGCAAGACATCGCCGACCACATCCAAGAGAACAAAGGGCTGTTGGACTTCAACGTGCTGCAAGAGGCGATCTCATCGGGGCGCGGTATTGGCAAGTCGGCCCTAGTCAGTTGGATCACGATCTGGATGCTGACCACACGCATCGGCTCGACAACTATCATCTCGGCCAACTCGGAAAGCCAACTGCGCAGCATCACATGGGCCGAGATTACTAAGTGGCTGGCGATGGCGCTCAACTCGCACTGGTTTGAGGTCAGCGCCACCAGGCTGATGCCGGCCAAGTGGCTGACTGAACTGGTCGAGCGTGATCTCAAGAAGGGCACGCGCTACTGGGGCGTCGAGGGTCGGCTGTGGTCGGAGGAGAACCCAGACGCCTACGCCGGTGTGCATAACTACGACGGGGTGCTGGTCATCTTTGACGAGGCCAGCGGTATTGCCGACGCGATCTGGGCGGTGACTAGCGGCTTCTTCACGGAGAACACGCCCAACAGGTTCTGGCTGGCGTTTTCCAATCCGCGCCGCAACACGGGGTATTTTTACGAGGCGTTCAACTCCAAGCGGGAGTTCTGGAAAACCAAGGTGGTGGACGCCCGCACGGTCGAGGGCACCGACAAGCAGGTCTACGAGCGGATCATCCAAGAGTACGGCAGCGACAGCAGCCAAGCGCACGTCGAGGTCTACGGTATGTTCCCCAGCGCCGGGGACGATCAGTTCATTCCAGCGGACGTGGTGGACGAGGCCATGAAGCGGGAGCGGTACAAAGACCTGTCAGCGCCCATCATCATCGGGGTCGACCCGGCGCGCTACGGCGCCGACGCCACGGTCATCGCCGTGCGCCAGGGGCGGGACGTCGTGAACATAGCGCGGCACCGGGGCGACGACACTATGACGGTGGTCGGGCACGTCATTGAGGCCATAGAGGAGTACAAGCCGACGCTGGTGGTGATCGACGAGGGCGGCTTGGGCGCTGGGATCGTGGACAGGCTCAAGGAGCAGCGGTACAAAATCAAGGGTATAAACTTTGGAAACAAGGCGAAAAACCCGATAATGTACGGAAATATGCGCGCCCAGATGTGGGGTGAGATGCGGGAGTGGCTGAAATCTGCTAGTATTCCGACCGACAGGTTCTTGAAGACGGACTTGATTTCGCCTAAGATGAAGCCTGATTCACGTGGAACAATTTTCTTGGAGAGCAAGAAAGATATGAAAGCGCGGGGGCTTGCATCACCAGACGCAGCGGACGCAATTTGCGTGACGTTTGCTTTTCCCGTGGCCCACCGCGAGTATACTGAGCCGACACGCCGCGTCAACTCCCAAGGCAGCGCGGTACATAATTCATGGATGGGGTCTTAATATGCCGCTGGTCAAATCAAAATCACCCGAAGCCTTCCGCAAGAACGTGGCGGCTGAAGTCAAGGCCGGAAAGCCGGTCAAACAGGCCGTCGCTATAGCGTATGCGGTCAAGCGCCAACAGGCGCCAGCAAAGAAGAAATAATGGCTGACTACACAGGCATCGCAGCCGCCGGAGCGGTAGCCAACGGGGGCGGTCAAAAGGACAGCACCTCCAACATCTTGGCCACCGCCCGCAGTCGACTGGATATGGCGATCTCGGCATTGTCCGAAAGCCGTGAAGATGAGATTGATGACCTGCGGTTTTACGCCGGTAGCCCAGATAACCAGTGGCAATGGCCTGCTGATGTGCTGGCCACTCGCGGGGCGGTGCAGGGTCAAACGATCAACGCCCGCCCATGCCTGACTATCAACAAACTGCCGCAGCACGTCCGGCAAGTGACCAATGACCAACGTCAAAACAGGCCAACTGGCAAAGTTATTCCAGCCGATG